AAACCGTGCCCACTGAAACACGCATTGAAATTTACGGTGTCAAAGAGGCACTCAAGGAACTGAACAAGATTGCACCTACCTTGCGCCGACAAATTACGAAAGACTACAAAAAAATCGTTGCACCAGTTATCAAAGATGCTCAGTCAATTATCCCAACAATTGCACCTATGACCGGCATGGAGGGTGGCTGGAAAACTAAAAGTGGTTACGAGATGCTGCCTGCTAGTGGCTGGACGGGCATCAAGGCAAGAACCATGTATTCGGCTCGCATCAACACACGCCGAGTCAAAGAGTTTCGAGGCAACCTAGAAAACGTGGGCACATTCAGCATTACGTTCAAGGGTTTAATCAATACCGTGTTTGATATTGCAGGCCGCAAAAGTAGCGGCACTGTAAGTCAATTTAGTCGTGTTGGCTCACATGGCAAATTGGTTGGAACCGTGGGCGGCCCTCAAATGATTGCAGTACTGAATAGCCGGTACAACAAAGGTTCCCGAACACTGTGGCCTTCGTTTGAGCGAAACAAAAGCGAAGTTGAGAAACAAATGACACAAATTGTTGAGGATGTCATGAAACAGGTGGGCCGCAATGTCGTATCAAATCAAGGTTCGTAGGATTGACATATGGCTGTTTCATTACCAATCATCTCTGAGTTTGACAGCAAAGGCATCAAGGCGGCTATCAACGAATTCAAGAGCCTTGAAGGCGCTGGCAAGAAAGCACAGTTTGCCATCAAAAAGGCAGCCATACCGGCAGCTGCAGCCTTGGCTGGTATCGCAGCCGCAGCTGTACCAGCGGTCACCGCAGCCAGCGATCTCAACGAAACCATCAGCAAAACCAACGTCATATTCGGTGAAGCCGCCAACGAAGTACAGATCTTTGCGGATACGGCAGCAGCGTCATTAGGCCAAACCCGACAGCAGGCACTCGACGCGGCAGCCACATTCGGCACGTTCGGCAAGGCTGCTGGGCTGACCGGGCAAGATTTGGCATCATTCAGCACCGATTTCACCACCCTGGCCTCCGACCTGGCATCATTCAACAACACCACCCCAGAGGAGGCCGTACAAGCGTTAGGAGCCGCTTTAAGAGGCGAAAGCGAGCCTCTACGACGATTTGGTGTCTTGCTGTCTGCTGACGCTGTAGCAGCCGAGGCAATGGCAATGGGATTGGTTACAACAACCGTCAACGAGGAAAAGCTCAACATCGCCTTGCAAAAGTCTGACCTTGCGTTCCGAAAGCATCAGGAAACCGTTGCCAAGTTCGGTGAGGATTCCATTGAAGCTCAAAAGAGCCGCTTGGCATTGGAGCAGGCCGAGCAGTCGCTCAACAAGGCCGTCGATGGCACCACGGACAAACTGACAGCCCAGCAAAAGACTCTGGCTACGCAGTCGCTAATCATGAAAGCCACGACCGATGCCCAGGGCGATTTCGAGCGCACCAGCGACGGGCTAGCCAACAGCCAACGCATCCTGACGGCTCAGTTCAAGGATTTGCAGGCCGAGCTTGGCATGATCCTGCTGCCCATCGTTGAGAAAGGCACCCAACTGCTCAGTGGCCTCACCGGGGCTATGGCAGCCAACAAAGATGTGACCGCCATAGCAATCGGTGTCGTTGCCGGATTGGCAGCCGCTGTGCTTGCGGTCAACGCAGCCATGAAGGTGTACCAAGCGACACTGGTAGTCGTAAAGGTCGCCCAGGCGGCGCTCAACTTTGTAATGAATGCCAACCCCATTGGACTAATCATCATCGGCATTGCGGCCCTAGTAGCCGCATTTGTTGTTCTGGAAAAGAAGTTTGGTGTTGTCAGCAAAGCCGCAGAGTTCCTAGGTAATGCGTTCAAGCAATACATCATTAACCCACTAAAAGCCGCGCTCGATCTAGTCGGCAAAGTGATTGGTGCATTGGGCAAAATTCCAGGAGTCAGCAGCATTGCTGGCGCTGTTGGTGGCTTGGTAGGCAAACTACCAGGCCTCGCGGATGGCGGCATTGTGACCGGGCCAACATTGGCTGTCGTTGGCGAGGCAGGCCCGGAGGCTGTTATCCCATTGTCCAAGATGAATCAGATGGGCAATGTGACCATCAACATCAATGCCAACGTCGCTGATGAGCGTTTGGGCGATGTGATTGTCAATGCGTTGCGTCAGTACAACCGTCGATCAGGCCCGGCGAACATCCTGGTGGCGTAATGGCGACAAGTGTTGTCCAATCAGGTAACTATCTGCTCGAGCTTGACACCGGCTTTGATGTCAACAGTTTCAGGCTTGATGATTCAGTCAAAGGCGTGTTGGACAATACGACATACACGCTGGGGCCAAGCACTCAATACGCCGACATAACAGAGTTCGTGACACGTGTGAACTACAAACGCGGTCGCCAAAAGATTGACGATCAGTTCGGTGCAGGCACTATGAGCTTCAATATGCGTGACGAAACAGGCATTCTCGGCCCATATGACACCAGCAGCCCCTATTACGACCCGATAAACGACAAGCCTGGCTTGGCACCAATGCGTCGAGTGCGTTTGAGCCGTGAATCCGAGTATTTGTTTGTGGGCTACGTAACCGGGTACAACTACTTGTTTGCGTTGGCTGGGCCGAACGAAGTGCAGGTCAACTGTTCAGATGATTTCTATTTGCTTGCACAAACGCAGTTTGCTGCGTTCAACCCGAGTCCGGAAACCTCGGGCGAACGCATTGAGACAGTTCTAGCACTTCCCGAAATCGACTATCAAGGCACAACCAACATTGACACTGGCACTGTCAACCTTGGACATGACAGTTCATACAACGTCAATGCTGGCACCAACACAATGCAATATTTCAATGCAATCAACCAAGCCGAGCAAGGCCGGTTGTTCATGTCAAGGGATGGCGAATTGACGTTTCAACCGCGTATCGGTGCCACGCTCAGTGGCTCAGTATTGACGTTTGCCGATGATGGCACAGCAACGCCATACGATGAAGTGCAAATTGAGTTCGATGCCGATGGCGTAGTGAATCGCGCATATGTTGAAGCACTTGACGGCAAAACAGCCACAGCCAACGATCTGACAAGTCAAGCCACGTATTTCATCCAGTCGCAATCTGTCACCGGCAGTCTGTTACACCAACAGGGCGAAATTGACGACCTAGCTGATTATCTGCTTGAGGGCGAGCCAGGGCCGCGTTACACAGCAGTCAGCACACGTTTCAACATGCTGGACAACACAGAACGCAACCTGGCTGCCACCGTGGACATTGGTGACACCATCACGGTCACCAAGGCCGTGACCGGGCTATCAACGCTTACTTCGGAGCTCAGCATTGAAGGCATTGAAGGCAGCATCGACTTTGCGTCAGGGCATCGCATTACGTACTACACGGCCCCAACCACGGTGGTATTCCAGCTGATTTTGGATGACGCTGTGTACGGTCAACTTGACAGCACGAACGTATTAGGATGAGGTGGCTATGACGACTCCATTCCCGTTCGTATCTGGCGCTGTGCTAACGGCTGCACAGCTCAACGACATCACTAATCTGCCGATCAACGACCAAACCGCCAGCTACACGCTCGTGGTCGGTGACGCAGGTAAGCGCGTCATTATGAACAACGCAGGGGCAACAACCATCACTGTGCCCAACAGCGTGTTTACTACTGGCGACACAATTTTTATTGCAAACAAAGGCGCAGGCACCTGCACTGTGACAGCTGGTGCAGGCACGACAGTGAACGTCAACGGATCACTGGCATTGACGCAATACGGAGGCGGCACACTCGTAGCACTGTCGGCGTCAACCTTCACATTTTTTCCCGGGAGTGTAAAGAACACTCTTAGCGTCGAGTTTCTGCTAGTCGGCGGCGGCGGCGGTGGGAGCCGAGGCGCAGGTACATTACCTGGAGCAGGTGGCGGCGGAGGCGGCTTCGTCACCGGGTCGGGCATCATCGGGAAGACGACCTACACGGTCAAGGTCGGCGCGGCAGGAGCAGGAAGCACTAGTACGCAGGTCGGAGGTCGTAATGGTACGGCATCGGCGTTCATCAACTCTGCCAACGGCGGCGGCGGAGCAGGCAACACGGTCGGCGACGTAGGAGTCGCAGGACAAATCGGAGGTTCTGGCGGAGGAGGTACACGAGATCAGGCAGGCGGCGCAGGCATAAGCGGAGAAGGCAATAATGGCGGCGCAGGGTCGGGAGACTTCACGAACGGAGGAGGCGGCGGCGGAGCAGGCGGCGCAGGCACATCGGGCGGCACTGGCGGAGCCGCATCAACCAACGACTACACAGGCACGAGCATCTCGTACTCTGGCGGAGGCGGCGGCGGCCCATCAGGTACGGCAGGCACTGACGCAGGAGCAGGCGGCTCACCCGGTGGGGCAGCTACCGCCAATCGTGGTGGCGGCGGCGGTGGCGGAGCAGCGTCACAAAACGGCGGCAACGGCGGTTCAGGTCGCGTAGTAGTGCGTTGGCTCACGGCAGACGCGGCAGGCTTGTCGATCAGCGTCACCGGCACGACAACCAACGGCACAGACGGTTCTTACACTTGGTATGCGTGGGATAGCACAGGCACATTGGTGGTGGCGTAATGGCACATTTTGCGTTAGTAGATAACACAGGCACGGTACGCGAGGTATTGACGGTTGGCAACGACGACTGTGCTGGCGGCGACTTGCCAGAAAGCGAACCAGCAGGCCAAGCATTTCTTGCTGCGTGCGGCCTGCCAGGCCATTGGGTACAAACTAGTTACCATGCAAATTTTAGAAATAAATACGCAGCGATAGGCGACCTGTGGAACGGCACGGATTTTGTGAGCCCGGAGGCCAGTGAATGAAATGGCAATACATGCTCGAGGACTGGCTCAAAGCATTCGTCGCTGGCTCCGTCGCCGTACTTATCACAAGCGACTACAACGTCGAAGGCGCGCTAAAAGCAGGGCTCGCAGCGGTGCTGCCGCTGATCTACGCTTGGGCAAACACGAAAGACCATAGGTACGGTCGCAAGTGAAGCTCGTAGTCAAGCCGGTACGGATGCCTGCTGACTTACGCAACATCGAGTGGGGCAAACTGCCCAATTACCTGCTCGTGCCAATCAGGCCTTACGGCAGGCTGCATCCATTGGCTGCCCAGGCATGGGAGGCGATGCGTAAGGCCGCGCATCGCGACGGAATCAGACCGCTTAAACCGACGAGCGTTGCAGACACGTATCGAAGCCTTGAGATACAAGAGCGCGGATTCTTGGCGCGGTACACCACGGCACCGATTGAAAACAGCAAATCGGTACGCACCTACAAAGGGCAGCGCTACTACCTGAAGCCTGGGCTTGCGCCGATGGCTGTGCCCGGTCGCAGCTTCCACAACCTCGGCCTGGCGGTCGATGTGGCAGACGCCAACGGATTGCGGCTGCAATGGATGCGCGACAACTGCGACAAGTACGGCTTCACTTGGGAGCTCCAGTCCGAGCCATGGCACATCCGTTACTTCATGGCAGAATCAATACCGGCAGCAGTTCAAGAATGGATCAACTCGCATGCCAACAGAGATCTACGTAGCGCTGATTAGCGCAATCGCCATCATTATCGCAGCCGGGCTACCGGCCTGGCTGATTGAGCGTGCACGCAAAGAAAACAGCTCGGATCACGCATACGTGCGTCGGATTCTTACTAGGGTGGAACGCAAGATTGACAATCACTTGGAGGATCACAGCAATGGGGCTACGCGACGAATTAGAACCAAAAACGGAGAAATTGCAGACGTTGATTGAGTGGGTCAAAGCCCAACCAAACGCTGATGAATGGCACGAGGTGCTGATGGATTACAGCTACAGCCTTCGATCACTGGCCCAACTGTGTCTAAAGCACGGTGCGCCTAAAGCAGTTACGCAAAACACGGTGCACAGATACCGCGAGCGCCATGCTTCGTGACGAGGTAAATCAACTGCAATCTGCCGATCAGCTGCGCCAGGCATTGGCGCGCACGCAGCAGGCGCTGGTCAAAGCCAAATTCGCCAAGGATGAGCTAATCAGCGCGGTGTACCAGGCCGCCAAGGATGCGGCCTTGGCGGTCGAGCCGGTACGAATCAAGCCGATAGCCAAAGACAAACGCACAGGCAAGCCCGAGGTTGCCCTGGTGCATTTGACCGACTGGCAATACGGCAAGAAAACGGTGACTTACGGCCCAACCACGTGCGCGCAACGCATCGGGCAGTTCATCGACAAAACGATTCACATCACGGACATTCAGCGCAAACATCACCCGGTCAGGGAGGTGTACGTGCTGCTCGGTGGCGACATGGTCGAGGGCTTGGGCATTTTTCCAGGGCAGGTGTACGAAGTGCACGCACACCTGTACGAGCAGTTGTTCACGGTGTCGCAGATCATCACGCAGTCAATTACGACGCTGGCACAGCACTTTGAAAAGGTGCACGTGGTATGCGAGTACGGCAACCACGGCAGGTTGGGCCGCAAGGGCGAGATGCCTGGTGGCGACAACATTGATCGCATCGCCTACGAGATTGCACGCGACAAATGCAAAGGTCTGACCGCTTCGTGGCAGAGCTCGGGCGATTGGTATCAGATTGCGCGCATCGGCAACTACAAGGCGCTACTCGTGCACGGTGATGAAATCAAGAGCTTCGGCGGCAACACACCGGCATTCGGCATCCTGCGTAAGGTCAACGCTTGGGCCGGTGGCGTCATCGAGGAATTCACCGACTGCTACATGGGGCACTGGCACACGCCTATGAGCCTGACCATGGGCAACGGCAATCGAATCTTTGTCACTGGCTCGCCAGAGTCGCACAATGAATACGCACGAGAATTTGTGGCTGCGACAGGCAAACCCAGCCAACGCCTGCATTTCATTGATCCGACCAAGGGCCGCGTGGCGGCAGAATACGTCGTATGGCTCGACTAGACGCCTACCCCTTGGTGCGAGTCACCTGGCACGACGCCTACACGCTCGGGAACAACGAATGGCGCGACCTGGATGACATCAAGGATGAGCCGTGCGTGGTGTATTCGGTCGGATACTGGCTCAAACGCAAACGCTCGAGGCACCTGGTATTGATTCAGAGCTGTGCCGACGATGAGCAGGTGGACAACGTGCTGTTGATACCTATGGGCATGGTCAAAAAGGTCGAACGGCTGAGAATCCCCCACAAGCCCCGAAAAGCTCGCTAAGGTCAAATACATGGGATTGGAGGCCCATAACATGACAACACCACAGGTAATCACCTACGAAATACTCACCGGGTACTGCTCGGACACGATGCAGGAATTCCATCTCGTAGTATTCAGGCACGACACAGGCCGCATCAAGCGCGCTCAATTACGCATGCGTAATACGCCCGAATCCGACTGGAGCGACCCATTAGAGCTAAAGCACCTGCCGGGCGAACCCACACACCCGAGCGCCGCATGAACCCCCTAATCACCATCGGCGCATGCGCGTCGCTGATCATCGGCGGCGTCGGACTTGCGCTCACCCCCGAGCAGCCACTAGACCCTTGGTCGCCAGCGGTGTCATCGACCGCCTACATACCGCCCACGACCGAGGCACCGCTGGCAACCCCCCAAAATGGCACCATTGCCCCCTACGAAGGCCCAGGATGCGCCGAATGGGCGCCCTTAGCCCTGGAGGCAGGCTTCACGCCCAGCGATCTGTCAACCGCGCTACAGGTCATGGAGCTCGAATCAATGTGCCTACCCGACGTAATAGGTGACAACGGCGAATCATTTGGCCTGATGCAAATAAACAGCTTTTGGTGCCAACCCAGCCGGTATTGGCCCGGAGGCTACCTGCAGGCATTCGGCCTGGTCAACAACTGCTCAGACCTGATGCTGCCGCGCACCAACCTGATCGTCGCTTGGCACATCGCAGCCAACCACGGATGGCCCAACTGGACAACGTATGACCGCATCGATAACTGACTGGCTCGTATGGAGCCTGTTTTTCGGTTACTTCGTCACAGCGTTCATTTACCTTGTCGTGACATCGGAGGACAGCAGCGATGACAAGACCTGACCCGGGTGACGCCGCTTACAGGGCATGGCAGCTCACCAAGAACGGTGAACGCATGGCACAGTACGGACACCCTTGGGATGACTACACCATGGTGCGTCGCATTTTCGGCGTGCTCACCAACTTCAAGCACAACCTGACGGTGCAAGAGGCCATCATGTTCATGGTTGCGGTCAAACTTGCCAGGCTGATGACATCACTTGACCGCGAGAAACTGCACGAGGATTCACTGATTGACGCAATCGGGTACCTGAATTGTCTCCACATGGTTGATGCGAAAGACAATCTCGTGGATGCCCCATTGCACATCGTTGGCGACATGTGGATTGACAAATGACAAGCCCACAGAAACGCAAAGGGCATGCAGCCGAGCGCGCAGTGGTCAAATGGCTACGCACATTTGGTGTCAAGGCTGATCGAGTGCAAGCCGGTCGGCAAGACGACCGAGGCGACATCGATGGCCTGCCAGGCATCATCATCGAGGTCAAAGACCGCAAGACCCACAGCTTTGAGGACTACTTCAATCAACTACGCAGACAAATACAAAACGCCGACGCATTCACAGGCGTAATCATTCTCAAACGCCCAGGCAAAACCGACGTCGCTGATTGGATTGCCTGCATGCCTGCATACGAGTGGATCAACCTAATCAAACTCGTGGAGGACAAATGAGCTTCAACCTTGACAACTACGTCGATGTGCCTACTCGACTACGCATGGCGCTACAAAAGTACCCAGACCTGCGCGTGCAAGAATCCCAGCCGGTATTCCGTGAGATTGGAACAAAGCTCTACATTGAAATCCGTTGCACCGTTTGGCGCGACAAAGACGATCAACTGCCCTGCATCGCATTCTGTTGGGAACCATTCCCTGGCACTACGCCATACACACGCGACTCCGAGCAGATGAACGCATCGACATCGGCCCTAGGGCGCGCCCTGGGCATGATGGGCTTCGGCATTGACACCAAGATGGCAAGCAAACAAGAGGTGCTTGCACGCCAACCAGCTGTCGAGGTCAAGACCGAAACCGCCACGTACCAAGATGGCAGCCCAGTGCCCGATCCATTCGATGACAAGCCTCAAAAGACCAACGTGGTCAACATCCGTGACCCGAAGGCCGTGGCATCTGCTAAACAGGTGGGCATGATTCGGGCATTGGCACGAACAAAGAACATCCCAGCCGGGGCAGGCGTAATCAAAGCAGTGTCAGAGGTGATTGGGCGTGACCTGCTCGTGCTCGAGGAGCTCACAAAGGGCGAGGCATCGCAAGTAATAACAGCTTGGAAAAACTGAAGTAGACCAATCTCATTGGTGCGTTCAGGCCGCGTGA